GCCATGTGGTCATACTTTGGTGAGTTGACCAACTCACGGATGTCGTTCATCAAGTCGATCCCCATCGCCTTTTGATCGGACGATGGGATGACGGTCAGTTTCGGCTTGTCGTCTATGGTCATGTGTTCTTCTCCTTCAATTTGGCTTCGATGGCATTTGCAAAATCTACCCAAAACGAATCTTTTCTTGAAGTCGCGTTATGTAAATTGGAGTACACAAAACTTTGTTCTTCTCTCGTCAGCCCAACCCATGTGCGCTGTTCCAGTGCGGTGCGGAGGGCGTCATGCGCCGACATCAGCAGGTGTGTCTCACCCGCCCAGTGCCATAAATGTATGGCATCCAGCGCCAACTTCAATGCTTCGTCTTTAGTCATGCTTGTCCCCTTGCGGAAAACAAATAGTCTGAAACTTCACGGCAGTTTCTCCGTCTTTGGTAAGCACTACAAGCGTAGCGGCAGTCATGTCGTTACCATAGATTGCGCGTAGTGCTTCCCATACTCTTTGCACTTCATCAGTCATGCTTGTCCCCTTGCTTTAATGTGGTCAACATTTACCCATCCAAGCGAATCAGCCAATTTTGCACACGCCTTACGCTCAGCCACAACGCCAGCCGCATATCCGAGGCGGTAAGAGTATGACTCTGCAGTCTCACTTGTATAGGTTTGTGTGTCATCGTCTTCCTCAACCGTCCGGCGCTTGGCCTCGGCCTCGATCCTTTTAAATTCGTCTTCTTCTGTGTTCATATTAAAACCCAAATGAATCCCGCAACTCCTGCGAGAAAAACAATAGTCATCAGAAAGAGAATGACAATTGTCACGTTGTGCATAAACTCATCAATCCCACCGTAGTCTCCATCGTCATACATGGTATGTCTCCCTTGATTGTTTTACTCGGTCGTACGCCCGTATCAAGTTGCGCTTGCGTTCGGGGTTTGTCATAGGTAGTTGTGTCTTGGCGAACAAGTTTGCATTGGCCTCGGCTTCTTTAAACGAATGCGCCAGCCACACTGACTCGGGCCTTCTTGCCCGTGACTCAATCGCTTGCTGCACCAGCAACTTGCTGATAAGCACTACCATCTCTGGGGTGTCACTCATTGCTAACCCCTTCAACGGCTTGATACATGGCGAGGTGCTTGGTCAGCCGGGTGATGCGGGTGTCGTTGTAACGCACCACAGAAACGGCGTAATCGACTGCCGTCTCTGCCTCCAGCTTGGCTAACTGAGCGTTAGCCAGTTCAGCAGCGATGACCTCCAGTGGTGTGGGTCTACGGAAATAGTTTTTAATGAATGTAATCATTGCTTCTCCTGTTGCGGGGGCCGAAGCCCCCGGTTAATTACACAGCCAGCACAGCGTCCAGTGCACGCTGCTTGAGGTCAGCACCCGGCCCCCACTGTGCGGACACGAAGCGGTTCTCTTGGCTACGTGCCCGTGAGAACCAATCGGCGTACTCAGTCACGGCGTTGATGTAGCCCCACGCTGTGCCCTGCACACCCTCAAGGCCAGACCCCTTGGCCTCGCCTTGGAACAGGTCGAGTATCTTGTTGTACCCTGCTGTTGCTTGTACACGCTCTCCACCACCCAATATGAAGGCGGTTAACTGCTCTGCCTCCTCAAGGACAACAGGCTTGTTAGCCAGCCGCACCACCTGATGCTTGAACGCAGCCCATGCTGCTTCGTTGAGTCCCATGAACTCCTTCACGGCGGCAGGATCAAACACGGACTTGTGCGTGACTCGCACAGACGCATGAGCATCAGCCCTTGCCATAGCCAGCGTGTTGGAGCACACAGTGCGTACAGTTGTGCGGCGCACTTCGGTTGCCAGTGAGCCATCGGCGCTGGTGCTGATTAGCAGGTAGCCGCTGATGGTGTCTTTGATACTGGTCGGGCTTGCCTCCCCGATCTTGGCTGTGGCCCAGAAGCGCTTGCCGCCATATATCGTCCCTGCCGCAGACAACTCCAGACCCCCGGCCTTGGCAATGTCTCGGAAGAACTCAATCACCTCACTGGGCTGCACCACTTGGTACTTCTTGGACACAAGCCCAAGCGCCTCATGGTTGTCAGAGCGGAACAGCACATGCTGCTCTGGCATTTTCATCAACACCTCCTCGGTGCGGCTCGTGTTGTAGCGCACCTCAGAGCGCTGGATGCGCCAGTCCATACCCGCCTTGCTGCGCCACTCGTCAATGCTTGCCCCCACGGGCATCGGTTGACCGAGGCCGTGCCACGGCAGGCCGTCCTGCTCAAGGTAGGCAAACTCGACTTGCCCTTGCTGATTGGTTGTTAGTTCGTGTGCCATATAAATCCTTAGTTAAAAACTTTCTTGAGTTCATCGTACAAAAGACGCGCCTCAACCACGTTGAGAGACATCATCAGGTTGCTTGCCGGGGCAAGTCGTCGCTCCAGTGCGGGGATGGAACGCGGCACTGCCGTTGCGTTTCTATATTTAGCGTATGCTCTTTTCAACGGAAGGTACTCGTCAACAAGGGCATAGAACTTTTCGTCTGTTTTACGGCACAACCCATTCTTAACCATTTGCGTTAAGAGGGACGTTACCGAAGTGGGTTTTTGTTTGGGCAGCATCGCCACGACTTGCGGCGCTGTTATCCCGGGGTTCTTCTTGACACACTCAAACGTCTCACGAGTGACGTTGTTCGTCACTGGGAAAACGGGTGGTGTTACCGTTGTAGTGGGGGTGGGTTCCCACTGTTTAAGAACCTCAGTCCACGGTGCTTTATTGGTACTCATTGCTTCTCCAAAATAGTTAGATGTTTATCGTATCCGATCTCTGAACTGTTTGTCAAGCCTTGGACAAACTTATTTTCCTTTCGTAAAAAGCCGGGGTCTCCCCCGGCATGGTGTCAAACGGCTGTTACGCTGGGCCGGGTGCTCACACATCGCTCCCAGTTGAGGTAGTAGCAGATCACATCCGCCACTGTGGCAGCGGAGGAGGCGGAGTGCGCTAGGTACGTCAGCAACCCCGTCATGTCCTGCTCCAGCAGCATGTCGTACACAGCCGTCTCATGTGCGCTGATCTCATCCCGAAACGCCTCAGAGGTGGGACTCGGGCTGAAGTTCTTGCACAGCAGGTGTACGGTCGTGCTGGGGAACGCCTCTAGCAAGTAACACAGCCCCGGCGCATTGTATTCCTCAAGGTGCGTGGCGATCTCCTCTACAGTGACAAGCGGCTTCAATGGTGCTACGGAGAGGGGGTTGTGCACGTTGAAGCTGCGGCTGTAGTACCCATAATCTTCCTCGTCTGTGTCGTTCCACGGTCCGAGGTAGCGTGAGGACACAGCGCGTGCTCGGTATGTGGGTATCAGCAGTGCGGGTTTCCATGCGTAGGTGTTGCTGAACCACATGCCATCGTGCTCAATGCCTGAGTCCTTGTTGACATGGCTGATGCGCCCCTCGCCATTCATAAACACAAACCGATTGTCCCCAATGAACTCAGCGATCATGGCAAGGAACCCATCAACGAACACCAATTCCGGGGCCATATGCACAGACTCTGACAGGTAGTCATGGATGAAGTGCCATGTGTCTGACTTGTCCTTGTCAGCCTCGTTGCTGGTGTGCAGCACGCCGTTGTGCATCATGGCTACATAGCCCGGTATGACATCGTAAGGGTGACAGTTGTGCAGGTCTGTCTTGCCGTGTGTCGCCCAGCGGAAGTGGATCGCCATCTCACGGGCATCCTTGGGTATCTTGTTGATGATGGCGCGTGCATCTGCCGCCGACTTGGGCAACACCTTGACGGTCTTGAGTCCCTTGGCGGTGCTGTACATCAGCCCAATCCCGTCAGGGTTGGATGTGTAGATGGTGTCGAGTAACCCGGCTGTGTTGAGCAGGGTATTGCGAATCTTGGCAGACTTGCCAGTAATGATGAGGCACATAGTCGATATCCTTATTCAGTGGTTGCGAGTGCAGGGGATTGCGGAACCTGCTTGGGACGGCGTGTGCCGTACCAATCGGACAGGTGTGGGTATACGTTGTTGGTAGTCTTGAGCCATGACACGAACTCTGTGCCGTTGAGTTCGCGGAAACTCGCACTGCGACAGAAGTGCACACTGGCATGGGTGAACTCTATCTGTGCAAGCAAGCGCTCCTTCTTGAGTGTGGCGCGGAAGATGCGAAGCTCTATCGTGTTGTACTTGCCCTCTGTGTACGTACTCTTGAACCCTAAGCGCCGGGACTCGTCATGAGCCAAGTTGTTCAGGTTCACCATGTAGTAGCGCTGTGCCGTCTTGCCGAGGATGGCCTGCTTGGGGTTGTCCAAGATGCCCTGCTCCTCATTGGCACAGTACTCCCTCGCTTGGTTGTCCTTGAGCGGATGCCTGCCTGCTATATTGCGGATGAAGTCGGCGTTGTTGTTGGAGTTGATGAACATGATGAACTTGCCCAGAGTCAACTCAGTGAAGGCACGGGAGTCGATGTGCACATGCGTGCCGCACTTCTCCACATCCCAAGCACGATAGGCCTTGTTGACATCCCATGCTTTGAAGCGGGTGATGTGCTCCTTCAAACCACGGGGTGCAGTCACTACCTCAAAGCCATTCACCCCGCTGATGCTGCCATCGTCCTTGATGATGCAGTAGTCATGCCCAAGCTGGTTCCGCACATCCTCAATGGCATCGTACCTAGACGCACGCCCCGGGGCCATCTCCAACTCAATGCCCATCGTGAAGTCCCCGTACTTGGAACTGTGGATGCTCCCATCGGCAGCGGCATGCCGCAAGACATCGGCGGAGTAGCTCATGGAGTGCCCGTTGTGTGGAGTCTCCTCCTCCTCCTCCTCCTCCCGGTCTTCTTCATACGTATACCAATTGTCATCGCTGTGCCGGTATGCACGAGACTCTAAGTAGTACGCCTCTGCATCCTCGCAGTACACCGCATTTTCACCACAGCAGTACTCGCACATCGTGCTCATGCTCCTTATGGTGCGGTGCACATCTATCATGGCATCGGGCCGGGTGATGTGCCCACAATCTGCTAGGACCAACTGCCCGTCAACGAACTGGCTTATCTTGGGGAACACCCGTTCTATCAGGGCGTTCCCATCGTTCTCCACGATGAACTCGACTAGCTCATACGCATCACCTTGGATGGCCGCTTTGACATGCACGTTGAGTGCACGACACATCTCCTTCATTGCCCTGAACCGGCTAACCCCTTGGGCGTGCAATTCGTAGCGGTTCCCGCGACAGTGCGCCATGGGGGAACGGCCGTATCCCCTGTCTGCCCAACGGCGGCAGAGCCCGCGCATGCGCCGTGCTGCGAACGCTGAGAGTAAATCGACCATGTCGTTGAGTAACTGGCCGTACACATCCCCACTGCGTGCCTTCAGCAGGCCGACCTGCTCTGGTGTGAACGCAGGGGTGGAGAACGTGGGCTCTGGCAGGTAGTGCCGCAGTTCCCTGTAACCCTCGTCCAGCGTACCCGTGACCTGCACCAGCGTGCTGGCGTCTGCGATCTGTGCCTTGAGCACGCTGCCACAATTACTTAAGTAGATTTTCATTTTGTTTCCTTGATATAACTAACACACCGGTGAACCGCACCGGCTACGGGTTTTTACTCTACGTCTACGCAGTCCGGGGCGTCTTGGCGCTCCATGATTACTGTTTCCCACTCGCCCAGATGCACAGCCAAGGCCAACGCTGTGCTCTCAACGATGGCTTCGAACGCAGCAGGGGGTATGAGTCCATCGTTGTTGTTCAGGGTGCACACCACCTGAACTGCTGTCCCGTCCTCTTTGAATTTGCCAATTGATACTGTTCTCATGTCACTCTCTCCTAGGTTATGGGGGGTTTCCCCCCCGTTGTTAGCGGTCGTCCGCTTCCAGCAGGGGGAGAACGGTTCTCCCCCTGTTTGATATTGGTTGCCACAAGGCTCTGCCATGCGTAGGGCAGGGCTGTGTTGCGGGGCCACTCTTGCAAGACAGCCAGCGCTTGTTGTATGGCTGCAACAGTGGCGGCTGTCTCCTCAGTGGGCGCAACGGCATGCTTGCGCTGTGCTGCGCCCAAGAACCCCTGCGTCCGCAAGCCAAGGGCTACGTACAGCCTGCTGTACAACAGCGGGGGTATGGCACGCTGGAAAGGTAGCTTGCGTTTCGCACGCTGTTTATAGGGTATGGCGTCAAACAGGACACACACCCTCAGTTTGATGTGCTGCGGAACCCAATCAGACCAATGGGTTCCCGCATTGGGTATGTGTGCGCCTCGGCCAGACTCGTTGCGCTCCTTGCACAGTTGGCGTGGGGTCAGAATACGGGCTGTGGCGTGCATGTTCAGCCGATGGAGCAACTCCTCCAACACAATGAGATAACTGTGCATTGCCTCACCCCTTGCGCCATCACCTGCGTACTTCAGGCCTGACTTCACATTGTTGCGCTCATAACGCAAGGGGAACAGCAGATTGCCCCACAACTCCTTGTGCGTTCGCTTTGTTCCCGTATCGGAACGCTTGAACGCACGTTGTTGGGCAGCACGAGCTTGTATGGCTTGCACCATAACAAGCGGAACCTTGCGCTTGGCAAGGTGGTTTACTAACGCTTTTGGCGTTAGCGCTGCGTAAGATTCAACCATATCGGCTCCTTTTTAGGGGGAGAACCGTTCTCCCGCTGCTTTTTGGGTGGGGGGTGGCCCAGTAAATGTCTAACGATGTCCCAGACTACAGGTGCTAGGACAAGAGGTGGGCTACCATCAAACCCCTGTGGCACAAGGGTTCGCATGGCTCCTGTCCCAAGTATACACTCAAATATAAATAAACCAAAGACCTTGTAATCTTCTATTAAATCAAACGCAAAAGAAAGAACGAATGGATAAAAGGAGATTGCTGTATATATAAAGTAAATCTATTTAATTATATATATAGGACACCCCCCGCTGGAACCGCTTATAGAACAACAACTTAGGGGTAGCCCACTTCCTGTACAGCGCCCATTAGTCTTGGACATTGCAGGAAAAAGGTGGGCCACCCCCCTTGGGCGAGATTACTGCAAACCAGCACGCAAAAGTGCGGCCCTCATCACACCCATAGGGCGGCGTTCGGAGCGTTGGGCCATGCCTTCACGCTCTGCCCACCCGAGGAAAGCCTCGGTGCTACTGTGCGCGGTGGTTCTGCCGTCCATGCTCACGGCATGGATGACCCAGTAAGATGGGTCATTACGCAGGGGTTGCCTGCGGATGATGGTGTACTCGACACCCATGATGGTGGTTTTCATGATTAACTCCTCAGTGACACTCAGGGGGAGAACAGTTCTCCCTCTAACAGCGCACTACATAGCCCCCTGTCACAGGGCTATAGAGTGCTTAGTCCCAGACAAATGCCAGCGTCAGGGTGCAGCACCCGTACGCCAGCGCTGCCAGCCACAGCCACATCCCCTCGGGGATGAGCTGGCCCAAGGCAGCGGCCACGCAAGCCGTGCCAATAATTCCAAGAGCTACGTTCATTGATTCTCTCCTAACTACGCTGCGTGAGAGGGCACGCAACTAACCCAATCATGGGGGGAGTTCCCCCCGTTACTCTCCGACAAACCCAGCGTGTCGGAACACGTTGGTCTTGGTTACACTGCCATCGGCAGCGACTGTTTCCACCGACTCCCTCCGAGAGAAGGCGTACAGGGGTTTGATATTCTGTGCCAGCAGGGCTTCCTCCATTGGCCTCATCAGGTAAGGCGCACCGCCAATCATGGCGGCATCAAAATGCCCGACTTCCCCTACTTCCTGACTGTCGTTGGCTGCGGCTTGCGCCAGCAGGGCGGCTCGGCATTTCACCTGTCGACGTGTCGGCGTTTCGTCAAAGGTGAGCCATCGGCTCACTACACCCCGCTGTGCGGGTGTCAGGTCTACGACGCCCCCAGCGATTTGCTCTGGGGTTGCCGGGTGTTGAGTCAGGTTTACGATACGCATGATGCTTTTCCTATAGGCAGGGCAAGATTGCCCCCACAGCACACCCTTGCGGATGCGCTGTGAGAGAGTCCTAAAAGTAGGGGGAGAACAGTTCTCCCCCTGATTGGTAGCGGCTTAGATGGCCGCAATGAACGCCTTTTTCTGGGCCGCTGTCAGCGCCCTGTAGCCCTTGAGCAGCACTTCCACAGGGTCAACTTTAGCGGACTTGCGACCGCTGGCTTTCTTTGCTGCTGCCCCAGATGCCAAAGAGCATAGGTATTTCACCCTACTGTGCTCTGCTGAGTCTTTGGTGAACACCCATGTGTTCCGATACTCATGGGGCATCACCTCTGAGGTTTTGGCCACCCATACAGTGGCAAAGACTTTGACGTCTGTGCCAACCACACCAGCAGCAGCAAGGGCTGTTGCCCATGCCAGTCCGGTCTTTTCCATTTCACAAAACACCAAAGCCGCTGCGGTGTACGCCCCTGCATTGGTCTGAATGAACTGCGAGATTACTGTAGATTTGATTTTCATGATAAGTCCTATTGCATTGATGAACCAGAGGGAGAACCATTCTCCCCCTATCGGCAGGAAGTCCCAACCGATGCCTCTATTGTACCATGAGGGGTATTTGCAGTAATCTCAGTAGCGTGGAAATGCAGTAATCTCAGACCCCACTGTACCCCCAGCCCCCCTTTTGGGCCAAGCAACACCGCTCACACAACAACACTAATCCATACCCGCACTACACGTTTCCCCCAAATCAGCAACACCAAACCCACACCCACCCCCCATCAAAACAAAACACCACGCCCCATAAAAATTATAAAAATCCATTGCATACTATGTCTAATGTTAGACAAATACCCATAAAAAAACCCCCCAGTGCGGGGGGTAAAGATAGGATTGCCTATCAAGGAGAAGCAACGGAAACTACCGCCACTCAAAAAGGAGTGTACACTATTACGTACTGCCTATGTTTAACCACCTCATCAACGGGGAATACCACCCCGAAATAGAAAACATCCCCGCCGGGGGTGTGGTCACCCCTATTGCCAATCAGTCGGCTGCGGACATCATTGACGCCAAAGTTAAAACGGCAGATTGGTTAAAACAACTCGGTGCTATTCCAGACGAAGAGATTGAGACGGCTGCGGACTCACAGGCAGTACGTGCTGCGTTTGCCACAATGGCTACAGGAGCCCCACCTCAAAACACAAAGTTAGCGCTTACCAACATAAAGACTCCCCAAGCGGTGCGGCATCTGGTGGGGATGTTGACCGCATATGATTGGGCTTTTGTAGAGCAGGCTAAAGAGTTGCGCGGCTACGCCGTGTCACAGATACTTGAAGAAACCAAAAACCCCGACACCCGCTTCCGGCTCAAAGCGTTGGAGATGCTAGGCAAGGTAACTGAGGTGGCGCTATTTACGGAACGTGTGGAAATTAAGAAAACCGACATGTCTGACAGCGAACTGGAGCAGCGCATCAAAGAAAAGCTGAACAAGTTTATGCATGTGATTGACGTAGTGGATGTCCCAGTTAATGAATCTACAGACGCTGACCAGCCTAAGTAAAGTGGAACTGGAAGCGCTCCAACGCGCTTTGCCATCCATGTCATTGCAGGACAAGATTGAGCTATTTGATGATCTGAGTGTTCGTGAGCAACGCGCCAGACTGACTGCCGCCAAACACAGCCCCTTGGGGTTTGCTCAAGGTGTGTACCCCGGATTTAAAATTGGCCCCCACCACCGCAAGCTAGCAAAGATATTTACGGATGTGATTGAGGGTAACAAGAAACGGGTGATCGTCAACATAGCCCCCCGGCACGGAAAATCGGAATTTGCCTCTTACTTGTTCCCTGCTTATTTTTTAGGCAAGTACCCAGAAAAGAAAATTATCATGGGGACGCACACGGCGTCCCTGTCCGAAGACTATGGCAGACGAGTACGTAACTTAATTGATTCGGAGGAATACCATGAAATCTTCCCCCACACCCTTGTTGCCAGTGACCAAAAAGCCGCCGGTAAATGGTCAACTACAGCCGGGGGCCAATACTACGCAGCGGGTGTTGGCGGTGCACTTGCTGGGCGCGGCGCTGACCTATTCGTCATTGATGACCCGCATTCGGAGCAAGACATAAAGGTCAACAGCCGTTTGGCGTTTGATACCGCATGGTCATGGTTCCAGACCGGGCCGCTACAACGACTAATGCCGGGGGGAGCCATTATTGTGGTAATGACCCGTTGGTCACTACTGGACTTGACCGGGCGGCTGCTTGACTACCAGACCAAGAACCCGGATTCCACGCCGTGGGAGATTGTGGAGCTACCCGCCATCCTACCTTCTGGCAAAGCCTTGTGGCCTGAACAGTGGCCCATAGAATTGCTGGAGACGACCAAAGCCAGCTTGGAGCCCCGGTACTGGAACGCACAGTACATGCAACAGCCCACCTCAGACATGTCGGCAGTGGTCTCCCGTAAGGATTGGCGGGTCTGGCCCCATGACGATGCGCCCAAATGTGAGTACATCATACAGTCGTGGGACACCGCCTTTGAGACCAAGACAACCGCTGACTACAGTGCGTGTACAACATGGGGGATTTGGTACAACGAAGAAGAAAACGGCTCCCCCCAACTCATACTGCTGGATGCGTTCAAAGACCGGATGGCCTTCCCGGAATTGAAAGCAGTAGCACTAAAACACTGGAAGGATTGGGAACCTGATAGTATTATTGTGGAAAAGAAAGCCGCCGGGTCTCCCCTGATTCAGGAACTTCGGGCAATGGGCATACCTGTGCAAGAGTTCACCCCCAGCCGGGGAAACGACAAAATGGTGCGGATGAACGCCGTAGCCGACCTGTTCACTTCGGGTAAAGTATGGGCCCCAGACACCCGGTGGGCTAGGGAAGTCATAGAAGAAATGGCAGCGTTTCCTGTGGGAGAGCATGACGACTACGTGGATACCACCACACAAGCGCTGCTGCGCTACCGCCAAGGGGGGTTTATCTCATTGGACTCCGACGAGAAAGAAGAGCCTAGAATATTTAGGCGCAGCAGACAAGCCGCATACTATTAAGGATACCAAATGGCAACCAACATTGATAAAGCGTTGTACCAAGCCCCTATGGGTTTGGATGACATGGGTGATGAGGCAATTGAGATTGAGATTGTTGACCCGGAGTCAATGAAGATTGGTATAGGGGGCATGGAGATTGAGATTGATCCAGATGCTATGGGTGAAGAAGATTTTTCTGCAAATCTTGCAGAAGAAATGAGTGAAGGGGCTATGCAGACCCTTAGTTCTGACCTGACCTCAGAAATTGACAATGACAAGGCAGGACGCAAGGATTGGGAGAAAGCCTACACAGAGGGCTTGAAATTGCTGGGGCTACAGTATGAAGAGCGGACAGAGCCTTGGAACGGAGCATGTGGGGTGTTTCATCCCATGATCACTGAGGCAGTGGTTAGGTTTCAAAGTGAGACCATCACCGAAACATTCCCGGCTGCTGGCCCGGTAAAGACCAAGATTATTGGTAAGGAGACTAAGGAGAAGAAGGAGTCGGCTGTTAGGGTTCAGGAAGACATGAACTATCAACTGACTGAGAAGATGGTGGAGTTCAGGGCAGAACATGAGAGGATGTTGTGGAGCTTACCGGCAACAGGCTCTGCATTCAAGAAGGTCTACTACGACCCCAGCCTTGGCAGGCAAATATCCATATTTATCCCGGCAGAAGATATCTTGTTGCCCTATGGCGCATCAGATATTCAGTCTTGCTACCGCGTGACCCATGTCATGCACAAGACCAAGAATGAAATATTGAAACTGCAATCCGCTGGTTTTTACCGGGAATGTGACATCGGTGATCCAACCAAGGAAACCACCGACATTGAGAAAGCCAAGGACAAAGAAACCGGGTTCAGCGATTTAAACGACGACCGTTTTGTCTTGTATGAAATTCATGCAGACCTTGATTTAAAAGGGTTTGAGGACACCGACAAAGACGGTGAAGAGACCGGGATTATGCTGCCCTATGTAGTTACCCTAATTAAGGGTACGGGCGATGTTTTGGCGATTCGCCGTAACTGGGAAGAAGATGACGACCTCCGACTTAAACGACAACACTTCGTTCACTACCAATACATCCCGGGTTTTGGGGCTTACGGCTTCGGCCTTTTCCACCTCATCGGAGGGTTTGCGAAGTCGGCTACCAGCATTATGCGACAGCTTGTGGACGCAGGAACACTGTCCAACTTGCCGGGTGGTCTCAAGACCCGAGGACTCCGAATCAAGGGAGATGACACCCCCATTGCCCCCGGTGAATGGCGAGATGTAGATATTGGCTCTGGGGTTATGCGGGACAACATCCTGCCCCTGCCATACAAGGAACCTAGCCAAGTTCTCTACACCCTGCTGGGGAATATTGTCGAAGAAGGCCGTAGGTTTGCCGCCACCGCAGATTTAAAGATCAGCGACATGTCCGGACAATCACCAGTGGGCACAACTCTGGCATTGCTGGAGCGACAGCTCAAGGTGATGACCGCAGTGCAGGCTAGGGTTCATGCTGCGTTTAAACAAGAACTCAAGCTGCTGGCTCGGATCATTGCAGATTACACCGACCCGGACTATACCTATGAGCCTGAAATTGGGGACAGGAAAGCCAAGAAGGAAGACTACGACGATGTAGATGTTATTCCGGTCAGTGATCCCAATGCAGCCACCATGAGCCAGCGGGTTGTCCAATACCAAGCTGTAATTCAGATGGCGCAGATGGCCCCTGATATTTACGACCTGCCTCAGTTGCACCGCAACATGCTGGAGGTTTTGGGGATTAAGAACGCAGATAAATTGGTTCCCCTGCCAGATGACCAGAAACCGCTAGACCCGGTGACTGAGAACATGATGATTATCAAAGGGGAGCCGGTCAAGGCGTTCTCCTATCAGGATCAAAAATCTCATATTGCAGTGCATCAGGCCATGATGCAAGACCCCTCTGTAACTCAAGTAATAGGACAAAACCCCAAGGCTCCTCTTATTCAAGGAGCCATGATGGCTCACCTTGCAGAGCATGTAGGGTTCCAGTACCGGCAGCAGATTGAACAGCAGTTAGGGATGCCCATGCCCCCGCAAGATGAAAAACTTCCACCAGAGGTTGAAACGGCGCTGTCTGGGATGCTGGCTCAAGCTTCTCAACAGGTCTTGCAGCAGAATCAAGCACAGGCAGCGCAACAGCAGGCACAACAGAATCAACAAGACCCGTTAATTCAAATGCAGCAAATGGAATTGCAGATTAAACAGCAGGAGTTGCAGCTTAAAGCCCAAGACTCCCAGATGAAAAACCAGCTTGCTATGCAACAAATGCAGATGAAACAGCAAGAGTTTCAACAGCAGAATGCAATGCAGGAGAAAAAACTGTTGGTGGATGCCACAGCACAAGCCGACAAGATTAAGCTGGAACAGCAGAAAGCTCAATTGCAAAGCCAGCTTGCCGGGTTGAAAGTGGGGGCGCAGATACAAGACAGCAAAGCAAAACTGGCAGCACAGCAGCAAGAAGCTGGGGTTAGGATGGGTATTGATGTTGCCAAGAGCAGGGCACAGGCTATGCAACAACCGAAAGAACCAAAATGATTCAAGATTTTGTGCGGGTACTGCGCGAAAAGATTCGTACCGACATGAACAACTACGCCGATGACTTGGCGGGTGGTAGCTGTCGCAATTTTGAAGAGTACCAAAAACTCTGCGGGACTATTCAGGGTCTAGCTCTCGCAGAGCGTTATTTAATTGACCTTGCAGCTAAAGTAGAAAGAGCCGATGAGTAATCTGATCCTTCCACCCGGCATTAGTTTGCCAAAAACCATTCAACCTAGGGAAAACCCTAGTGAAGATGCGTCCCAAGAAGAGAAAGCCACACAGCTACCTGACCCAACGGGTTGGAAACTGTTGTGTGTTGTGCCTGATGTAGAGAAAACCTTTGAGAATTCCAGCATTGTCAAAGCTGATCCCTACATGCGGCAAGAGGAACACGCCACCACCGTGCTCTTTGTTGTAAAAATTGGCCCTGATGCTTACAAAGATCAGGCTAAGTTTCCCGGTGGTGCGTGGTGTAAGGCTGGAGATTTTGTTTTGGTGCGTACGTATTCCGGTACACGCTTCAAAATCTACGGCAAAGAGTTCCGTCTGCTTAATGATGACCAAGTAGATGCGGTTGTGCAAGACCCGCGAGGCTTAACTCGTGCATAAGGAGTAGAAAATGGCTGAAAAATTTGAATTTCCTGATGAAATTGCAGCAAAAGCTGGTGAAAAAGAGCTTGAGGTTGAAATTGAGGTTGTGGATGACACCCCAGCCCAAGACAGAGGCCGACAAGCCCTTGACCGGCCTGTTGAAGACCCCACGGATGAGGAAATTAACTCATATTCGGACAAAGTAAAGGGTCGGATCAAGGAATTGACCCATGCCCGACACGACGAACGCCGTGCCAAAGAGTCTACGATCCGAGAAAAGCAAGAACTTGAGAATCTTGCCCAACAGTTGCTAGATGAGAACCGGCAACTGAAGAATTACGCCAATAATGGTGCTCAACAGTACGCAGAAACCGTAAAACATGCGGTTGGCAGTGAACTTGAGACTGCAAGGCGTAACTACAAGGCAGCACAGGAGGCTTTTGATACTGATGCTATCATTGCGGCACAGGAGGCGTTGACCGATGCAAAGCTGAAAATGATTTCAGCCCAGAATTTTAGGCCAACCCCTTTACAAACAGCTTCAGATAGTGTACAAATACGGAAATCGGAACCTGTAGCGGTAGAACCTGATGATAAAACCTTGCGCTGGCAAGCAAAAAACCAGTGGTTTGGCGCTCCGGGAAACGAAGAATTAACCAGCTTTTCACTAGGGCTGCACCAAAAGCTAGTGAATTCGGGGGTAGACCCCCGCTCGGATGAGTATTTTGAGCGAATTGATTCTCGTATGCGAAGCACCTTCCCAGAAGCATTTGGTGGGGCGCGAAGTTCTCGACCATCATCTGTTGTAGCCTCGGCGACTCGTTCGTCAGGGCCAAAGAAAGTTCAACTTACACTAACGCAGATGGCGTTGGCGAAAAAGTTTGGACTAACCCCTCAACAATATGCTGTTCAAGTAGCTAAACTGGAGAATCAAAATGGCTGATACTCGTACCCCCCGCGACCTAGTGTCACGCGATAAAAATGCACGGACGGTCTATGTACCGCCCTCTTCACTGCCAGACCCGACTCCTGAACCGGGGTACTCGTTCCGTTGGATTGCAACGCATGTAAACGGAACAGCACACCACACCAATGTATCTCGCCAAATGCGAGATGGTTGGGAGCCAGTAAAAGCAGTAGACCATCCTGAACTGATGATTGTTGGTAGTGCCAACGGCAATGTGGAAATCGGTGGACTGATGCTATGCAAACAGCCATCCGACCGCACAGAGGCCCGAAAGCAGTACTATGACAAACACGCATCTGAGCAGATGGAGTCAGTGGATAATAGTTTTATGCGGAACAACGACCCTCGTATGCCTCTGTTTGCAGACCGAAAATCTACAAGCACTCGTGGACAAGGATTTGGTTCTGGTTCTAAATAACAGGAGTTTTAAATGGCTTATCCTACAGTCTCGGCCCCTTACGGTCTAAAGCCTGTAAACCTAATCGGTGGACAGGTATTTGCGGGTGCAACCCGCTTGATGGAAATTGCAAGTGGTTATGCCACAAACATTTTCTTTGGTGACTTGGTAAAACGTGTTGCAGCAGGAACAATCGAAAAGGATACTGGCACAGCTACTGCCACGCCTTGCGGTGTGTTTATGGGTGTGAGTTTTACCAACAGTTCAACTGGGCAAATCCAGCAGCAACAGTTCTATCCAGCTAGTCAGGCAATTGCTTCGGGGACTAAAATCTTCGCTGTGGTCGCTGATGATCCCGATACGCTGTTCCAAGTGGCGGTCGTGTCTGGCACAACTGTTATCTCTGGTGTGGGTATTACCTCCATCGGAAATAACGCCACGTTGGTACAGAACGCAGGTTCAACTACGACTGGTAACTCAGCCGTGGCTCTTTTGGACTCTACTGCAACAACCAACACGTTGCCTATTCGTATTATTGATGTGGTGCGGGACACCGCTACGGCTGCTGACAATTTTCCCGAGGTAATCGTGAAAATCAATGCGACTATGCATCAGTACAACAACTCAACCGGCGTATAAGGAGCATAAATCATGGCTATTTCACGCGCACAACTACTGAAGGAACTCCTTCCCGGTCTGAACGCTTTGTTTGGTTTGGAATACACAACCTACCAACAGGAACATAAAGAGATTTATGAGACTGAAAAATCAGAGCGTTCTTTTGAAGAAGAGACCAAGCTGTCGGGATTCTCCGCTGCACCAGTCAAAAACGAGGGTTCTGCCATTGCTTATGACAATGCACAGGAAGCGTTTACAGCTCGGTACAACCACGAGACTATCGCTCTTGGCTTCTCTATCACCGAAGAGGCTGTTGAGGACAACCTGTATGACTCGCTGTCTGCCCGTTACACCAAGGCTTTGGCCCGTGCAATGGCGTATACCAAGCAAGTCAAGGCCGCTGCAACCCTCAACAACGCTTTTAGTAGCGCATATGTGGGTGGTGACGGAGTTGCTTTAATTTCTACTTCTCACCCTCTGGTGTCTGGTGGAACCAACAGCAACCGTCCTGCAACCGCAGCCGATTTGAATGAGACTTCGTTGGAAAACGCAGTTATTCAGATTGCTGCTTGGACTGATGAGCGCGGTCTTCTGATCGCAGCACAGCCCAAAAAATTGGTCATTCCGCCAGCATTGCAGTTCACTGCAACCCGTTTGCTGGAAACCAATCTACGCGTATCAACTGCCGACAACGATATCAACGCCTTGAAGAACAACGGCTCTATCCCACAAGGGTATTGCATTAACCACTTCTTGACTGATAGCAATGCATGGTTCCTGATGACCGATGTGCCTAACGGCCTGAAGCATTTTGAACGTGCAGCGTTGGCAAACTCAATGGATGGTGATTTTGACACCGGAAATGTGCGTTACAAGAGCCGTGAGCGTTACAGCTTTGGCTGGAGTGACCCACTAGGCATCTTCGGAAGCCCCGGCACGTCTTGATGTAGATAAGAAAGGGAGTTTGCGCTCCCTTTCTTTTTAGTGTATACTGCAGCTACTCCGGGCTTTCCGGTGCATTAGACAGCCCCGGCTGACGACATACAGACTAATGCGCCTAACTTGTATGTAAGGAAAAATCATGGCATCAACCACGTTTTCTGGCCCGGTTACGTCTACCAACGGCTTTATTGGCGCTCTTACGGGCAACGTCACGGGTAATGTTACCGGCAATATCGCTGGCACAGGCAGCATCACCCATACGCCAACGGCAATCAATGCCACGGCAACTGCAACCGCAGCACAGGTAGCAACTGGCTACATCACCTCGACTTCAGCCGCAGCAACTGCCATTACCCTACCCACTGGTACGCTGCTTGGTGCAGCCCTTGGCGCAGTTCAAGGTACTGTGTTTGATTTGTACATCGACAATACCGCTGGCGCATCTACTGTGACTATCGTTGTAGCAGTTAACGGCATCCTGTCCACTGCTGCCGCTGACACCCCCGGCTCGTTTGGTGACCTGACTGTTGCCTCTGGTGTTACAGGCTTGGCTCGGTTCACGCTGATGTTCTCTAGCGCAACAGCCTACGTGTTTACACGCACAGCTTAATTAGGAGCATCTCATGGCGATGCAAACTGATGTACTAGCGAGTGTCCCCTTAACCGCTGACGGGCAGTTTACCAATCAAACACCGACTGCTCTTGGTAGAACAAGAATTAAGGCTGTTTACATTGTTCCAGCGGCAACGGCAGGAAGTGTGGTGTTTAAAGATGGCGGTGCATCTGGCACAACCGTTCTAACGCTAAACACCGTGGCTTCTGCTACGCAGCCCACCTACCTGCTACTTCCCGGTGAAGGTGTGTTGTTTGCCACCAATGTCTACGGAGATGTGACGAACATCGGTTCAGTCACAATTTTCTATGGCTAAGAAAAAAGGCCCGGCTCTCTCTGTTGGTCGGGGCGAGAAGCTACCGATCTCTCAGGGTGCTGGCCTGACTGCCAAAGGTAGAGCCAAATATAACGCGGCAACGGGCAGCAACCTCAAGGCTCCCCAGCCCCAAGGTGGCCCCCGCAAAGATTCGTTTTGCGCTAGAATGGCCCCTATTGCAGAAAAATCTGAAAAGGGTAGCCGTGCAAGAGCATCAATGCAAAGATGGAAATGTTGAAATGTGGGCCAACATTCGTAACTACGAGGGGCGGTATCAAGTGAGCAACCTTGGCAGGGTCGGATACACCCCTGCGTAACAACCCCAAACCCACGAGACCCCATATCGGGGCAATTTATGCCCGGGCCGATGAAAGACGAAAAAAGCAAACCAACCCGCAAAGCAGCGGCTCTTGCAAGATGGAAATGCTAAATGCCAAGCTCCAGCAAAAAACAGCACAATTTCATGGAGGCAATAGCTCACAATCCGGGCTTTGCCAAAAAGGTAGGTATCCCACAGTCCGTGGGTAAGGATTTCTCTAACGCCGACAAAGGCAAATCTTTCTCAAAAGGTGGTGATATGGCTACGAAAATGAACCCCGGTTTCATGGCAATGATGGCTAAGAAAAAAGGTATGCAAGAAGGCTCCAAAGCCGACATGGCATCTGACAAAAAACAAATGATGGGTATGAAAAAAGGTGGTATGACCAAGATGGCAACTGGCGGTTTTGTCCGTGCTGCTGATGGTGTTGCCTCCAAAGGCAAAACCAAAGCCACACAAATCAAGATGAACAAGGGCGGCATGGCCTGCTAGGAGAACGTCATGGCAGCACAAACGGCAGGCGCGGGGCGCGGTAAACAGGGTGGCCCAACAGCCAAACAACTTGCTGACTACGAGCGCAAACAAAACGCTGGTATTTATACCGCTGAAATGGGTCAGCCCCCGATGGATCCGGAAGTTGCTAAGAAACGTGGTGGCATGATTAAAAAAATGGCTGGGGGTGGCGATACTGCGAAACAGCAGGAGGCCGATGGGCAGGCTATAGTTGACCGGATTATGCGGCAGTACCAAAAAGAAAACCCCGCCAATGCGGCACAAGTTCGTAGGTTAGCGCCATCAGCCTCCGTTGCACCTCGACTATCAATACCGAAAGATGGTGTTGTTTCTCCCCAAGAGGGAGCAAGGTTAATGCGAGAACTGAATGCACAAAAACAGAAAGAATTTGACGACTTTACCGCGCCGCCAGTAACAAAAGCAAAAGGGGGCACAGTCTCAGCATCCAGCCGAGGTGACGGTATAGCCCAACGGGGTAAGACCCGTGGACGGATGTGCTAAATGAGAGCAAGCAGAGGTATGGGGGCCATTGACCCTAACAAGATGCCCACTGGCAAGCGCAAGAAGCGCCGTGATGACACGGACTTTACGCAGTATGCCGAGGGTGGGGAGGTGAAGTCGAAGGTCAATGAAGCTGGCAACTACACCAAACCTGATCTGCGTAAACGGATTTTTAACAGCATAAAAGCCGCCGCTGTGCAGGGTACAGGCGCTGGGGAATGGTCAGCCAGAAAAGCCCAGTTGATGGCTAAACGATATAAAGATGCTGGCGGGGGCTACCGAGATTGAAACCGCCGCAGCAGTCCCTAAAGAACTGGGGTGACCAGAAATGGCGCACCAAGTCTGGTAAACCGTCGAGTAAGACGGGTGAAAGATACCTGCCGGAAGCGGCGATTAAAAGTCTTAGCAGTGCTGAGTACGCTGCGACAACCAAAGCCAAACGAGCAGGTAAAGCCAGTGGAAAACAGTTTGTAGCGCAACCTAAAAGCATAGCAAAGAAAACAGCAGGGTTTAGATAATGAAAACATTTGAAAAACCAAGGTCGGGGTTTGATCAACAGCAACCACAGCAAGGTGGCTTTGGTCAACAGCAGCAGCCGCAACAAAACTTTGGTTTTGGACAACAGGGCGGCATGGGCGGCTTTGGTCAACAAGGTGGCTTTGGTCAACAAGGTGGCTTTGGTCAACAAGGTGGGTTTGGTGGTTTTGGACAACAACAACAACAAAGCTTTGGTCAACAAGGTGGGTTTGGTCAGCAACAAGGTTTTGGTGGCTATGGGCAACAAAACTTTAATCCACAAGGTGGCTACGGACAACAGGGTTTTGGTGGCTACGGTCAACAGCAAGGTTACGGTCAACAGCAGGGCTATGGACAGCAAGGATTTGGTGGTTATGGTCAACAACAAGGCTATGGTCAACAAGGTGGTATGGGTGGGTATGGACAGCAAGGTGGTTATGGGGGCTATGGTCAACAACAAGGCTATGGTCAACAAGGTGGTTACGGACAGCAAGGTGGCTACGGCGGCTACGGGCAACAGCAAGGTTATGACGGCTATGGACAACCACAAGGCTACGGAGGCTACGGACAGCAACAAGGCTACGAACAGCAACAGGGCTACGGGGGCTACGGACAGCAACAAGGCTACGGACAGCAACAGGGCTATGGAGGCTACGGACAGCAACAAGGCTATGGTCGTCAAGGCGGTATGGGTGGCTATGGTCAGCAGCAAGGCTATGGCGGTATGGGTGGCTACGGTCAACAAGGCGGGTATAGACAACCACAGCAATACAGTCCGTATCAAATGCAGAATCCGTATGGCCCACCTCAACCGCAGCAACGTAGAGTACCAGATGAAGCTTTAGCGTCCACACCACAAGTTCTACAACCGCTACCCAGCCCGTCGCCAAGGTTGCAGCTTGGGATGTACCCGGTAGATGACCCACAGCCCGTACGGGAATTTTTGCGCCCCCACTAAGAATGATGAAAATCTTGCCTCAGCAAATTGACTATATGATGAAGGACAACGCAATGCCTACGCATTCAACAGGTTTGCTATGACCTGCTTCTCTTGAACAACAGGGTTTAGATAATGACAACTTCGGGCGTAGCAACCTTCGACATGGACTTGAGTGAAGTCATAGAAGACGCATTTGAACGTGCGGGTTCTGAGCTTCGTTCCGGCTATGACATGCGTACTGCACGGCGATCCCTGAACATCATGTTTGCGGATTGGGCCAACCGGGGCATCAACATGTGGACAATTGAGCAGGGATCATTCACCCTGACTCAAGGTTTAAACACCTATGCACTACCCACAGATACCGTGGACTTGCTTGAGCATGTCATCCGCACCGATGCCAACTCAACATCCAACCAAGCAGACCTGACCATCACCCGCATCAGCGTCAGCACCTACGCTACCCTACCCAACAAGCTAACCCAAGCCAGACCCATTCAGGTCATGGTGCAGCGCAACTCAGGGCAAACATCATCTACAACCCTGACCCTCAACGGCGCAGTCACCGCCACAGCAACCACCATCACCCTAAGTTCAGTCATAGGACTTGCCGCTGCTGGTTACATTAAGGTAGACAGTGAGATCATCTACTACGGTTACATCGTGGGCAATGTCCTGACAGCTTGCTCCAGAGGACAAGCCAATACCACCGCAGCAACGCATATAACTGCCACAGTGGTCTATGTGTCAAATCCTCCAGCAGTGACTGTCTGGCCCACCCCTGATGGTTCCCAGACCTACACCTTCGTTTATTGGCGGCTGCGTAGGAATCAAAACGCCGGGGATGGCTCAGACACAATGGATGTGCCGTTCCGGTTTATACCTTGCGTAGCAGCAGGGTTAGCCTATTACTTGGCGCTCAAGTTGCCCAACGGCATGGAGCGTTTACAGGTGTTGAAGGCTCAATATGACGAGGCTTGGCAGTTGGCGCAGGATGAAGACCGAGAGAAAGCAGCAGTTCGGTTTGTGCCTCGCCAGATGTTTATGAGTTAATCATGGGTAACCGGTTTGCGTCAGGTAAGAATGCGATAGCGGAATGTGACCGTTGTGGGTTTCGTTACAAGCTGAAGGAACTAAAAAAGGAAGTTGTCAAGACCAAAACCTACAACTTGCTGGTGTGCCCAACCTGCTGGACACCGGATCAGCCTCAGTTGCAGCTTGGGATGTACCCGGTAGATGACCCACAGGCCGTACGGGAGCCGCGCAGGGACTTGAGTTATTACGCTTCTGGCCTGTTGGTAGACGGATATCCGGGCGAAGGCAGCAGAATATTTCAGTGGAATTGGAACCCGGTAGGCGGGTCTAGGTCAAACGATGACGGGCTAACGCCAAATTATTTGGTGGCAGAATTGGAACTTGGTTCAGTTACAGTGTGACATGCAATTATTACTTAGGAGTCTATATGGATAAGGCAGATTTGAAGCAGGACAAGAAGATGATGGCAGGGGCTGTGCATAAGCACGAGAAGTCCATGCATCCCGGCAAACCCATGACCAAGTTTGCCAAGGGTGGCAAGACCGATATGGACATGATGAAATACGGTCGTGGCATGGCTAAAGTGATGAACCAGAAATCTGGTCGTGGAGGCTAAGATGATTAACAACAAACAAGCAGCGGCTTACGCAAAGCCCCACACCATGTCTGGCAAGGCCGTCACGGTCGAGGCTAACCCCGGCAAGGGTAAAGACATGAGCATGTTAAACAACGCCAGTGCTTCGATTGGACGCATCACCAGCGGAGAACAACCCGGTGTAAAAACATCAGGTCTTGTAACTCGTGGTAACGGCGCGGCGACTAAAGGCATCACCGCAAGAGGCCCGATGGCATGAACTACGCTGCGTTGGTTTCTGCGGTCTCCTCCTACACGGAGAACACCTTTCCTACTGTGGACATGAATTTGTTTATCACACAGGCAGAAAAACGTATATACAACACCGTACAGATTCCGGCACTGCGTAAGAATGTAACTGGCATCACCACCGCAAATAACAAGTATTTGGCTTGTCCTGATGATTTCCTGTCTTCGTATTCTTTAGCAGCAATAGACCCAACCACAGGCGCATACACATTTTTGTTGAACAAGGATGTAAACTTTATCAGGGAAGCGTACCCCAAGCCAACAACCACCGGGTCGCCCAAGTTCTACGCTCTGTTTGGCCCAGCGGTGGCATCTAGTGTTATCACAACAGAACTTACGTTTCTTCTTGGCCCCACTCCAGACGCTGCCTACAGCATGGAGCTTCATTACTACTACTACCCAGAATCTATTGTTACCGCTTCAACCACATGGCTTGGTGACAACTACGATCCCGCCCTTCTGTATGGGACACTGGTTGAAGCCTACACCTACATGAAAGGTGAGCAGGACATGATTGGCCTGTATGATGGCAAGTACAAAGAGGCAATGGGCCAATTGAAACGTCTGGGCGATGGCTTAGAGCGCCAAGATGCCTACCGCAGTGGGCAAGCTAGGGTTCCAGTAACATGAGCATATCCCAGACCCTGACCACATCCTTTAAGCAGCAACTGCTTCAGGGGGTGCATGATTTCTCCACAGACACCTTCTATATGGCGCTGTACACAGCCAATGCCGATATAGGGGCGGCTACCACCGTTTACACAGCGACCGGGGAGATTTCAGGCACAGGCTACACCGCTGCGGGTCAGGTAATGACAGGCATATCTGTCAGTGTTACAGACACCACAGCCTTTGTAAACTTTAGCAATGTGGTCTGGACTACAGGTGCGTTTACAGCACGTGGTGCGTTAATTTACAATTCATCTAAGAGCAACAAATCAGTGGCAGTATTGGACTTTGGCGCTGACAAAACCACTACCTCATCGTTCACAGTTGTTATGCCAGCTAACACATCTACTTCTGCACTCATAAGGCTACCATGATTACAACTACCAAAGGTCTGATGGACGAAGCCTTGCTGGACAAGCGGGAAGGAACCATAGACAACGATAACGAAACCACCACATGGGTGGAGTATTGGTTGGGTGGCGAACTCGTACACCGTTCAGCGCATGTAGCTCTTAAAAGACACATGCTGGCTGGTTTAG